TACAACTGATGATCCTGGCATTGCCTGTTGTACCGGTTTAACATCAGCTAATGCTCGCATAACTGGAATGGAGCGAAGCGCCATTCTTACGTATTGATCATACGCAGCTTTTACGAGATTGCTGATATCAGCAGTACCGGTGAAACTACCTGTAGGTAGAGCCATTTAGGTATTGCCTTTCGTTAGTAGGATTTAAAGCCCCGACTCCCGAATGACTTGATCTAACTCTTCACGGGTATTAGCGTTCATAAGTCTTTGATATACATCAGTACTGCGATCTGGTGTCATACCAGCCTCAGTTGCTGCACTCATTTTCTTATACGCTGCCGCTTGAGCAGGATCTACATTAGGTTGTTGGGGTGTTTCGGTTTGAAGTCCAAACACATCTGCGTTTGTTTCAAGCCATTTTGATACAGACTCCTCAGTTGGGTCTATATCCTGTGGGATAAATGAAGCGATCTTCTGATTTACCCCACGACTTGCAAGGGTGTCTTTGATTGCTCGTTCTCTTTGCGCTTTATTTAAAGACTCAAAGTTAGCTTTAAGATCTGCCAACTCTTTATCTTTTTGCTTATTAGCCTTGCGTAGTTGTTTAACGAGATCATTGCTTAACGATTCAGTTGTTGTATCTGCATCGTCATCATCCTCGTAGTCGTAGTTGGACATAGTCCATCTCCCATTCGTTGTAGTTATCGCAGGCCTCATACAGTTCGGGGATCTCTGTATGGCTCCTACTACTGGTCTTGTTATCTCTCTGTCAGGCCAGTCGTTCTGACAGCAGGCTTAGTTAAAAGGAGCCGGCTCGTTCTCTGCCTAGTGCTCCACTGGTTATACCAGTCTGTCCAGCAAATTCTGCTTGCTCTAATCCAATAATCTTTTTACGTTTCTTTGTAGACTCTGTTTGTCCTGGAAGATTAAATACCTCTTCCTCAGCTAATGTCTGTGTATAAGGTTGTTGTTGATAGATAGAAGCAAGTTGTGAACCTCGCTCTAATCCACCACCGATAGCACCAAATCCTGCTCTAGCACTTTCTGCAGTTACACCATAGCGAGCAAGTTCTTCTGCTCTACCTACAGTTGCGCCTAACCTAGCACCAAGTGCTGCGCCACCAATCTCTGCAGCTAATACCTTCTTTTGAATATTGGCTAATCCTTGTGTTGGATCTAGAGTATAGGCAAGGATATCACCATCTTTAATATCAGGATAGAATTGTTTTAATGCTTCTTTAACTTGTGGTGCTGCATCTAAAACTCTTTTTTGTGCAATAGAGATACGATCTTCTAGTTCAGCAGCAGATACATCTCCTGCTATAAACTTCTCAAACCCTGCTTGTTTGCCAGTAGAATCTTTAGTGTAATAGGTTGCAGGTAATCCATAGTTACGCATTACATTCTGGTATTGATCTTCTAGGGTTACATACTCAGCCTCTGATAATGCTCTTAACCCACTATTAATACGAGTTTGATTAGCAGCAAAGCGATTTTGGTAGGCTTTAGTCTGACGTAGGGCTAAGGTCAATGATGCCTCATCAGCACCTGTTACTATAAGATTTTTTACATCATCTAATAGAGAACCTAATCCATATCTATTAAACTCTGATAACAATATATCATAAGCAGACTGTCCTTGACGGCGTAGTTTTTCTGCTTCAGCAGCAGCAGCCTGTTGTGCTGCATATTGTTCAGCAGTTAAATTAGATCCCTTGGCACCTGTATCACCACCCGAACCAGTAGATAATGGAACAAGAGATCCAGTATTAGGGTCAACCTGTAACCCAAGCTTTGCTGCATCGGTTGAAAGTCTTTCGGTTGAGCGATCTACTCCAGCAAAAGCCTTTTCGGCTGCTGCCCTAATCTTTGGATCCTTAATCTCAGATAATCTTGATCGTGCATCTTCATAATTGGAGGCGGCAGCAGGTTGATTTAGTTTAGCAACAGCAGCATCAGATACAGCAGAATCTTTTTCTAACTGAGCAAGAGCATCTCTAACTGCTTTTTCTTCTTTAGACATTGCCATCAGTTACGCCTGAAATCCAAAGTCCCGAAGGACTTTAAGTGCGACATTAGAAACATCTCTCTTTGCGTTGTCTGTATATTGCCAGCGATAATCTTTACGTAAGGCTTTTTCAAAGTCATAGATAGTTGTTTCCTTATCTGGTCCAAATGCTAGTCTTAGTGTTGGGTCATTTAAACTAATTGATTCAGGGTTTAGTTCTAGTATAGAGGCCATAGTATTTTTGTAAGGTGAATAGATAGTGTCTAGATCTATACCTTGACCAAGTAGATTTACTACCTTGTCAGGCATACCAAGTCCTGCAATGTTACGAATCTCACTATCAATAGTCTTTATATCTGTACCATCTTGGACTCTCTTAGCAAAAGAATCAATTTGGGCTTGGTTCAAAGTTACGCCATTAGCCCTAGCAGTACCCAATATAGATTGACCAGTAAGAGATATTTTCTCTTTCTTTTTTTGAGCAAACTCTGGGAGTTTTTGAATTTCTTGAGATAAGAACTCAATACGATCAATACCACCAGTAGTAGTACCATTTACAACCTTTGCAGGATTAGCTTTCTCAGCCTTGTTTAAGGCTTTGGTATACTTAGTTACTTCTTCTGCTGTTGGTTCTCTACCAATAACAGACTTAAATGCGCTCTTGATTAAAGATGCAGCCTGTGTTGGATCTGATATGGTTCTATAGATACCACCAGCGCCAGTCCCATCGCCACCAGATTTAGCAAAACCTTCAAATGGTTTAATTAAAAATGTACGTAGATCTGTACCTTGCAGTACCTTAGGTAACTTACCTCTTTCTATATAAATGCTTTCAAGCGCAGATTGAGTAGCTCTCCAGTCTTTAAGACCACCAGTTCCACCCTTATAGAAACTAGGAAAGTTTCTTTTAAGATCAGACTGAATTTCCTTTAACTGAGTATCGTCATTAGCAATAGTATTAATAAATTGACTATAACTTGCTATAGCCTGCTGATCGGCTACATCTTGATTAGCAACATTTTTTTCTGATTCAGCCTTATCTAATGCAGCCTGCTTGGATGCTCTGTATTCTTCAATAGTTTGACCCGCTAAAGCAGCTTGCTTTTCTTCAGATACGCCTTCTTGCTCTCCAGTAATTCCTTTTCTTTCTTCTTCTTTTGCAAGAGCAGCTAAAAGGTTATCGTAATACTTTTGTGCTTCATTAACTTTTTTAGAGGCAGCTTTTAATTTTGCTAATAGTGGATCCTTCTCGGATTTAGGTTTGTCCTCAAACAGACCATAACGAGTGTCTTTAGTATTAAATTCTGCAACATCTTTAAGATCTTTGGCTCTCGCTAAAGCAATCCTTGCTTTTTTTACTTGTTCCTTTAAACTTATTGCCATCTATTAATCTCCTAACAATCTGCCGAATAAAACATCATATGCTGCTTGGGTGTTTTCATTATAGGTAGCAAGTCTTCTCAATTGAAGAATTGTGTCATCCTTTAATGATTTAATTATTTGTGTTGGTCCACCAAAGGCATCGTAGTCTGCTCGTTCATCTCTGTAAGATTTATATATTCTTAACATTTCTTTTAATCTACCCTCAGTCTTAGGGGCAATATTAAGATCTTGTGCAAGCATACGCTCTAATTCGTCTAGAGTATTTAAACGATCAATAGCCTTTTGACTACCCTGTGATAGTTCTTCTTTAACTAATGGGTTACCAGCAAAGAAAATATCTTTCCATCGGTCAAACTCTTTACGTAATTCTGTACGCTCAAAGTCAGCACTAGACTCTTCTAATGAATTTTCAAAAGCATTTTTTCTGCCATAGTAGGTCTGTAGTGCTGCGGCTGTTTGAACATCCCGCAGGTAATCATCTACTCTCTTGTTATAGGTAAGACCCATATTCTTCATATTTTGATAGGCATCCCAAGAGAAGCCTGACTTATGAGGTATTAAGAAAGCACCTGCTTCTGGATAGTCTTTGAACAATTGTTTATTTTGATCAACAAAAATACCCGATTCTTCAGCATAGCGAAGTGGTGCAATTGATTTACGCTCTGATTCCGTAATTGTATATGGTATTTGATCTGGATATAATTCAATCCACTTAGCCATCGCACCATCAATATCACCAGGATATTGTTCCTGTAGTTTATTGAACGCTGACTTCCAGTTAGCGCGACCATTGTCGCTAATCCACTGAGCCATATCAGATTTTAATTGCACTTGTGGAGAAGCAGGAGCAAAAAAACCAAATGCAAATCTTGCTCTTAGAATACCCAAGGTAGTATTTTTTACAGATAGGCGATAAGCCTCTTGCTCTGCAGATGTAGGAGGTAGTAGTACACCATTCTCATCATACTTCTTTGGAAGTCCATTACCAGAGGCTTCAAGGTAAGTAACAGCCTTACGCCAAGCTGATGCGTATTGTGAATTACGCTCATCTGTATCCATAGATGCTAGAAGACGATTAATATGAGCAGGCATAATTGCAGAAAGAACTGGTCTATCTACTGCATATTTACCTAAGGCATAACCTTGGATGGTATCTGCTGTCGCATCTTGTCCAACTAGACCTAATAAAGTTGTGATAGTTGTAACACTTGCGCCGGCTAATGGTCCTGAAAATGTAGGAACCAATGAATCTGGATTAAGAGATGGTGTAAGCATCTTTAGCTGTGCGCCAAACTCTACTGGGAATGGAGTCTTAAACTCTCCAGCAATGCCTAAGCGATCTAGTACTTCCTGAATAGTATTATATACTGGAGCGATACCAGGATAAACAAAGTAATCATTACCTTGATCATCTTTTTGTACCCAGCCAGAATGAGTAACACCTTCATATGTAAGAGCTGCTTTAACAAGAGCCTCTGGATTATAACGAACAACTCGGTATATACGGCGATAGAAGTCTTCAGTAGCACGATAAAAACGGGCAAAGTTACGGGCAGAGAAAGCAATCTGCGTTCTAATCAATGGGTTATCTACATACTGTAGAACTTCACCGACTGCTCGTTCTTCCACTGTTGCAGCAAGATTACGTTTGGCTCTGTCTGTAGCAATTGCTATTCCAGTTTTATTAGAAGGATCTATTCCTGCAATATGGGCATCAATCCACTTTTGTTCAAATCCGCTATTTCGCATCTCTCTACGGATGCTAACCATTTCTTGAAGAATAATTGGCTGACGTGACATACGAGCATTAGCCAAACCTAAGAATGTCCAACCATTTGTCATAACATTAGAAGTTATTTCTCGTGCTTCTACTGCTGGCACTAAAGTTGGTCCAACGATTGCATTAGGAATATCATCTGCTTTAGTAGGCATATCATCAATTGATAATTGGCCTTCTACTTTATATTTACCATTCTTATCTAGAACACGTATTTTATTTAGTAGGTCTGTATTTACATCACCATTACGTTTAACAAAGTGAGCCTTTGTCCGGTTAAAGGCAAGAGTCAATAACTCATCTTCACTTAATTGTGATTTAAGTTGAGCATCTTTCAAATACTGCTTGCCTGATTTTGTAGTAGTCCATATACGGGCTTGAGTTAAAAATTCTTTTGGATTTTCTAAATTAGCAACAGCAATTTTACCTAAGTCATCATTAGCGTAGTAAGATATTCTAGACATCCAAGAAAATATAGATGCCTCATCTTGAGGATCTAAAGCCTGAATAGTAAAGGCTCTTTCGCTAGGGGATTTAACAAAGTTCTTTTTGCTAACTGTAATAGTTACAGCGTGTGCTCTAACACCAGTAGTCTTAACTAGGTTTTGAGCTGTGCTTACATAGTCAGTAGCACCACTAGCAAAGTTAGATGCGCTTTCTGATACTACACCTGTAGCATTTTCAAGATCACCATATCTAATTTGTTCTGTTAATAATTCAATTTCATCTTTAGATATTGGCTTTAAACCAATTGACTGACGGAAACGATTTAATCTACCCTCACTTAAAGTACGAGCAAAGATAATGCGAGTTTGGTCAGTTAAACCACCTTTAAGATCATATTCAATTTCTTTGATTTTTAATTCAAGATCACTAATATCTATTGGATCTTTAGTAGCAGATAATTGTTTCTTTAGATTATTAAGTTCTTTATATCCATTATCAAATTTAATCTTTAAGGTAGTAAGTTCTGTCGCAATATTGTTTACTTCTTTTTTGTTAACAATACGCATCGCTAAACCTAATGGATTATTAGACCAATTAATAGTACCGTCTGCTTTTCTAGCAGCAGCCATATAGGTATTTACACGATTAGATAAAAATGCGTTTTTAGCGATTCCCCAAGAAGATTTACCGATAGCAAGGTTCATCATTAAATCCTCACCAGCGTTACGAATAGCGTAACGAGGTCCAGCAAGGGTTAAGAATGACCAAGCACTTGTCATATTTTCTACAAATTTTGTATTAGGAACACCCATAATCTTTTGAAATAAAGTGTTACGAGCAGCTATTCTATCTAAATCCCTTAGACTTGGAGCAGATACAAAGTTACTAAAATCTGAAGGTAAAGCACCAATTTCTCTATAGGCATCATCTAGGCCATACAGGGCCTGTCCTTTACCAGTTAAGTAACGAACAATCTGCTGTCCTGGCGCAGTTGTGTTTAAACCACGAACCTCAGCTATGGTTCCCCATAAACCATAATAGATACCTTTTTTAGTACCTACATCATCAACACTGTCAAATGCTTGAGCAAGGAGTTTAGACTCACGCTTGGGCATAATCATTACGGCTGTTTTGTAGATCTGACTTGAAGCATCTTTAGCGGTTACATCAAAAACATCATCTCTAAATAAAGGAGCTAATACAAATTTAGCCTTTGCTCTATCAATACGTTGTTGAATAAAAGCAGTTGAAAATAATTTTACATCTTTTGAAGATGTTGATGCTTTTACACTATTTACAAATTCTTCTTTTCCATTAATTATAGTTTTAGCAATTCCATCTGCATCTGTAGCGCCGCCAAACCAGTAGTCATCAACTAACTTGGGTCCACTTACATCAAGGTTTAATACCTTACGACCAGTAGTTAAGGTAGCAATACGAGCCTTACGTATAGGATCTAAGCGAGGAATGATAACTCTCTTGCGACCTGGGCTGGCTTTTATAATTTCATCTAATTGTTGTGTATTTTCAAAAAATGCTTGTGCGGCTTTAGCGTTAACTACATCTTCTTTGGCAAATAATTTAATGACTTCATCACCATACTCTGGAGCCATTGTGTTTAAATCTTTTTTAATTCTTAAAATATTCTCAGTGTCTTTAGATGTAGCACTAGTAGCCTTTATGTACTCATCTATCTTAAATCCATATGAGTCCCAAAAATTAATTACAGGTGCTTTAGAAAATACGGTAGCAACTTTATCGCTACCTACTGCTGTGGTTAAAGCATACTTACCTACATCGTAAGCTCGTTTTGCTTTACCAAGAACAAGTAATGGATCTGCAAAAACTCTATAGGCAGCATCGTAATATCCAGATACGGTTTTATAAAATAATCCTGATCCTTCTTTATCGCCAGGTGTTATTAGATTAGCAATAAATCTACCAGGGGAATATTTGGCAGCGTTTACTGCATCAAGAGTATCTTGAAAATTAGCACGAGCAGCCTTAACATCCTCAGGAGTTGCGTAGCCTGGGATATTAGTTCGCTTAGTATCAGCAAGCATTAAATACTTTTTCTGCTCATCTGTAGCAGATTTCATAATTTCTTCTGGTGCTTCACCAGATGCAATACGAATTGCAATATCTACGGCATCTTGACCATACAGGGCTTTAGCATCACCAATACGACCTGGGCTAAATACCTTATCGCCTTTATCATTTGCTACATCCCAAGCAGTACCTAGATCTAATTTTTGATCACTAGCGACTAGTATGGTACGAGCTACACGAGTTGAAAAATCAGATACGTTATCTAAGCCTGCTAGTACTTTTCCAAGACCTTCGCCTACTTGACCAAAAGTATAATGAAATGCAGTTCCAAACCATCCACGCTTTGGTTTTACTACTTCATCTTCGTTACCAAAGTTTTCTTGAAGTGCTAACTTTTGAGTAGGGGTCTTTTGATTATAGACTGTATTAGCTACATCTGCTGGAAGATTAGATAATTGTTTATGAACAGTTAGTGCTTTATTAAACTCATCTATTCTTTTCTTCTCTGCTGGTGTCAGTCCAGCAGCAATTGCTGCTGCTTTTAGATTCTCTGACACTAGTTACCTCGTGCTAAAGCGTTCTGATAAAGTACAGCAATTTCTCCAGTTGTATCAAATGGTAACATTTGCGCCAAGCTATCTGAAAGTCTTACATTTATTTTAGACATCATTAATGCTGATGATCCTGCGCCATCGCCCATATCAATACCGGTAGTAATAGGTTCTTCTGGTCTTTGTGATGGAGCAAATAGTGGGGTTACTGGAGTTAATGGGTTAGCGGGTCTGCCACCTACATCATCTGCTACACCACGAGTCTTTGACTTTGGTGCTGCTGTATTAAGTGCAGCAGTTTCTGCACCTTCTCCGTATGATGTTGAACCTAAACTCATATCTGTTCTCTTGGAGAATTTACCTGGGCCTGATGCGCCAGCTAATGGACCTCTTGCCATTATTCCTCCTTTAAAGTTTCTAAGTCTTGCGAAAATTGTTGCCAGACTTTTTCTTCCTGGCTCTTTTGTGTTGAATGATAGATAGCTAATTGGTGCAGATCATCTGCAAGTGCTTCTATCACTGATGTTAAGTTTAAAAAGAATCCTGATACTATTACTAAATAATCAGACAAGCGCACTGGGCGATTAAGATTATTATCTTGGTTCACCCAGTGCTCCTATCACTAAATAATTTAACCCTTTTTTGCTGATGGGCCTTTACGACCTGCTGGTGTGTATCCGAAGAATACTTTTCCAGTTGTTGGTGCTGGTGCGTTCTTTGGCTCTACAGGCTTTGCTTCAACTGCCTTAGCTCTTGATCCTTTGTTCATTTATTCACCTCCCTTATTATGCTGCGCCGCCGATAGAGGCGAGTAATTGTGCGATATCTGGTTGAGGTTGACCAGCAGCAGGGGCCTCTCCGCTTTGTTGTTCTGGAGTTGGCTGCGAGGCAGGAACGGGGGCCGCTCCTGCTACTGGAACTTGTTGTTCAGGCATCATTGGTGCAGGAGCCACTGGCTCCGGTGCAAATGCCTTAGCAATAATCGTTTCTAGTTGTAATCCTTTTTGTCTACCCGCAATGACATCAGCGATCCTAGTAATAACTTGAGATGGGTCTTGACCCTGCGAGGCAAGCATTGGTATAGCTTGAGCATACTGGGCAACAGCAACACGAAGAGAATCACGCATTTCTTCAATGTCCACCCTTTGTTCTTCTTGTGTGACATTTAACTCCATAGGGATTTCTCGGCGAACATAATCTCTTGACACTAACTTATCGCTACGCATTTGTAGTAATGCAATGATGGCTCGGTTAGGATCCATACCAGACATAATGCCATAACGTACATCTACACCATACTCGCCTTTAATATCACGAGATGGAACATACTTGAGTGTATAAGGTGTACCGTCATCGGTTCCCTTAATTTGCTTAGTTACATTACCAAAGATCTTCTCATCTACTTCAAAGCATAGAGATACCATCTCAGTAAACAAGCGAGCAAACTGTGCTTGCGCTGCTTTAACCTGTGTATCAAATCCAGCCTGTAGTGCTTGCACACCACGACCAGTTACAACAGAGGCATCAATATTACCTGAGCGAGTTTCTGGATAACGAGCACCCATACGAAGTTCACGCTCTAGTACACCAGACTCTGTAAATACACCTGCTGGTAGTTCTAGTGGAACTCTACGGATACCTTGTGGATTAGCAGAACGCATAATTGCATCTGGTCCAAGTGCAAGTTCTTGTACATCTTGTGGAATAGCAATAGGTGCTTGAATAGATTTCTCAGCAGCTTGAATCTGTAATACTGCAAAGCGAGCACGGGCTAACTGAACAGATAGGATGTCATCAAACTGACCACGAGCCTCACCATCTAATGATGATCTCATTGCTACATTTGCTAGACACTTACCTACTGGGTTAGGT